GCCTTAGTTTTGTTCTTACCTTTACGAAGAACTCTACCAATGGACTGTAAGTTTCTAATTCTGGATTTACTAGGAGAAGCGAAGATTACATTATGAAGGTTCTTAATGTTAATTCCAGTTGAGAAGGTGCCGTAAGAGGCAACAATGATCGCATTGTTTTCCCTATCAACGATTGATCTAACTTCTTCTCTTTCCTCACCGTCCACTCCTCCGTGTACATAAAAGACTTTTCTGTCATCGCTTGCACCATCATTAATTAAATTATATAGGGGCTCACCATGAGCTTCTACTCTACTGTATAGAACTAGAGTATTTCCTTTGAGACTCAATGAAAGATTTTTTATGAATAGGTTTCTCTTGTCATGTTCAATGATATAATTCATCTCCTCTCGGTAGTCATCAAAAGGAATTGCTGGGTGTTGTAATAGGATAATTCTTATATTTAATTTAGCTAACTGTCCTTTCTCTTGTAGTTCTGATGTCTGTGTCACTTTATAAGAAGGACCAAATAGTCCCTCTAGAACCCATTTGTGAGTCTGTGATCCACTTAGAGTTCCAGTAAATCCATATCTATACTTTGTATCTCTCATCTTAGACATGATATTGATAAGAGATTTAGACTTAAACTGGTGTGCTTCGTCTCCTATGATGACATCAAACTGAGAAAAAAATGTTTTGTCCATAGTATAAATGGACTGCCATGTAGAAATAGTTACACGTTGTTGTGTATTCTTGTTTTTTCCAGCATATACTTTATGGCAATATTTCTCAACATCCCAACCATAGTCAGTAAAGTCCTTATACATCTGTTCTACAAGCGATGTAGTTGGAACTACGAGTAGTATTCTTCTCTTTCTACCTACATGATAACGTGCAACAGCATAGATCATTAATGATTTACCTGATCCAGTGGGAGATATAATCAACCTTCTATTATATTTCAGTGCATCATAGACTCCATCTATTTGATAATCTCTAGGTTTAAAACTAGAAATGGCAGTCATATAATCCTTTACGCCTTCTAGTGATATCTCTTCATTCTCTTCATGCGGAGTTCCGTATGTCTCACTATTTCTAAACTCTACACTATAATCTGACTTTCTTGCCCATGCAATAACCTTATCCAGCAGTCCTACATACAACTCACCTGTTGCAGTAGAAAACAATCTTATCTTGCCATCCCAATGTCTGTTCCTATACTGAGGCATATACTTAGCGCCTGGAACATCAAAGGTAAAATAGTCTGACAGTTCTTGTTGCACATGGGGTTGTGCATCTACAGTCAGATGTACTTCATTCTTTTTAGCAATGATAAGATCACTCATAGTCCATTGGTAAATCGTTGCCATTCAATGGCATTTTTGATTTGGTATGTTCTATTTGATATAATTTTCAGAATACTTTCTAGATACTCAAGCATGATATCGTAGTATTCTATCTTCGCAGTACACCTAATAAGATCTGGATCTGCATCAAAATACTTATCTAAGTCTGCTTTTAAAACCTTATAGTCAAAAGGTTTTTCTTTGTATACTTCTGGTGACGCTTTGCCACTATAGTATATCCACTTGTCTTTCTTCAGTATTTTGTATTGTGTTTCCTGAGCTTTCTTTAGAGTCAGGATATTAGTGTAAATTTTATAATACTTTGCGTGTAAGGCTGGTACTTTTGTTGATTCGTTGTGTAATAATTCATTGTCAATTATGGAATCTTTGTCCCATAAGTCTTGTATAAATTCAAGATTCATCCTTAGTTAGACTCTCCACATTAAAAATAGTATATTTGAAAGTAGCAGTCGCTACAATATAATTTATATCAGTTGCATCAGCAGTAAATGGAACTGGTGTCAACGATACAGGAAACATATCTCTGAATGAGAATTTGGCGATTGCATTGAAGCTACTATTATACACCAAAATTGCACCATCTGATCGTGCAGCACTTAAAAGTTCTGTCTTTGTTGGATCTAAACTAACAGCTTCCGCTAGAGACTCAGGGTATCCTAATGCTCTCATCCATCTTTCTATCTCTAGATAGTTCTCCAGATTCTCATCAATAAAGAACTCTACATCTAGATCACCATACTGTAACTTATCGCCAGGAACTGGGATATCTCTGAGATAAGAACTCTGGATTGCAGCTCCTAAAGTTAGGTTAGGAACTGAGATTGACTTGGAAAAAAAATCAACCTTCGGAGCCTTCTGCAAGTTAAACTTGAATCCAGCTGGAGACAGAAAATTCCTATTCTTGATTTGTCTATCAAAGACACTAGGTCCTTGAATATCAGTATATTCTGCCATGGGGTTTTACTTTTATTTATCAGCAGTCTTTAGACATGTCTTCTGCCATGTTACCACCTATATCAGCGCCTTGATTACCACCAAACATAGCCACCCAGCCAGCAGCGACCCAACCAACAAAGGGAATAGTACTAAGAGTAGGAGCAGCAGCTGCACCAACTGAAGTACCCACAAGTCTTCCTGTACCTTCTGCTGATCCGATTGCTTTGATACAGGCTTCACTTTTTCGAGCGGCAGTTATCTCATCTGATTGATCTTGTGTCAATCCAGGCCTACCATCTAACCATGATCTATGATTGGATACTGCACCACCTTGGTTGATCTTACCATCCATGAAGTATTCTTAGTAGTGTTATTTGCTAGTCCTAAGAAACCACCTTTCTCTTTAATATCTTTCGTGATGTATGCAGTCTTGGGATCGTTTGCTTTGTATGAAATAGCATATCCTTCCTCTGATACACTCACCTTATATGATGTGTAAGGACCTACAGGTACATTTAAGTCAGGTAATTTACTCTTTTCTCTAGTTGCAATGTAACCAATCATTCCGATATGTGATACAGCGAAGAGACTGCCAACAATACCAACAGAGATCCATTTTAACTTATTCATAATTCTCATACTGAACCGTGTAGTATATAGGCATAAAAAAAAGAGACCCATTTGGGTCTCTTATAAGATTGTAATTATCTGAATTACATAAGGTTTGCAACCTTAACTCTTCTGTAGTAGCGGTTTGCGTTGGATAGAAGTCTTCCAAGACCTTGGTTAGATACGTTACCTTCTGCAAATGGGTTTGCAACGATTCCGTAACGAGTCTTAAAGCCAATTTTTGGTTGGAATGTGTCTTGTCCCACAGCTCTTACCATCTGTAATGGAACGTAAGGGCAGTAGAATAATCCAGCATCATAAGGGTTAGTACCCTTGTAACCAACAACGTAGTACTGATTAGCGTCATTGTTTGCAGCGAATGGGTCGATGTAAACTTTGTACTTACCAGCAAGTGTACCAGCAAATGTGTTACCAGTATCGTCAACGTTTAAGTTAGCGTTAAGTGCAGGGGTGTAGTCTAGGATTCCAGCCATTGTTAGAGCTGAAGCAACGTCGGCAGAGCATAACACAACGTTACCCTTTCCGCGACGAGTTCTTTGTGCGATTTGGTTCGCATCTCTTTCGATCTGGAATAGAAGTCCTTTGAACTTCTCAACTGACCAACGACCATTACTGTCGGTGTCTAAGTCGAATGTTCCAGCAGTTGCGGTGTTAATTGTAGCACCTTGTTCTGCGACCTTGTAGATAGTACGGATGACTTCTCTGTTGATCTCTGCAAGAATCTCTGTTGAGAGAATGTTTGCGAGTTCAGACTCAGCGTTTAATCCGTGAATTGCCTTAAGGTCTTGAGCCAATTCTAAACTGTACTCAGCTTTGAGTGCTCTGGACTTCGCAGTCACAGTAACTTTCTCAATACTGAATGCCATCTCTTGGAAAGCGTTAGCAGCAGCATCACCTAATGCTTCTGACTCTCCAGTGACCATACCTTGTCCAACAGAGTAATCTGTTGTAGTTGCAGAACCAACAGGGTTAAGAACGCCTGGGTTAGTTCCGTTTGGAGATGAAGTTGTACCGAAACCAGCAGCAACGTCTGTCATTCCGCCAGTTAAGTTCTGTGAACTGTTCTGACCAGAGAATGATGTATCTGGTTCGTCGAATAGAGCCTCAGTTCCACTCTGATTAGTGAATCTGGATCTCATTGCGAAGATAAGTCCTGTAGGACCACTCATTGGTTGTACACCAGCAAGGTCATATGCGACCAAGTTTGGCATTGCACGTCTAATCAATGAGATTAGAACTGGGTCGAAACCAGCAACTGGTCCGCCTGGTGCAGATGAACCACTAAATCCACCTGTTCCAGCAGAGTTAGTTGGTGATGCTTCAGTCAATGACTGGAAAGCATTCTCTTCTCTGAGCATTTGCTCTTGGTTCTCAAGAAGTACAGCAGTAACATTACGTCTGTGTGCGTCCTTGATTGGATCTGACCCTTCGTGATCTAGAAGGGGAGCCCACTTCTCAGTGAGTTGTTGATAATTGATGTTTTGTTGCATCGTCTTGTGTTGGTTGTTTAAAAAATTAACGAGTTCCTACTTAATACGACCAAGTGCCTCAAGGTAAGCTGCCATTGCGCCAGTAGCTGGCTCTGTATGTGCTGCTTCTTCTTTGAGTTCTTGAGGAGCGGACGCTGTGGTTGTTGTCTTCTTCTGTCCGAAATAAGATTCTTTCAGAGTTTCGATCTTTCCACGATAGGATTCTTCACTTTCAAACTCAACACTTTCTGCAAGACTTTGTAGTTTCTCCTTCTG